GTGGAAGTAGTCCGGCTGGTTACTTTGCTGGAGGAGGCGGAGGCGGGGGCCATTGGTCTGGAGATGCTCCGGGTGGCTCTGGCGGAGGTGGAGGCCTAGGAGCAAAGGTTGGTGTAGCAAATACTGGGTCTGGCGGTGCAGGTTCTGCACCTGCCGGTGCTGGCGGCTCTGGTATAGTAATATTCAGATACATAGAACCAGCATAGGTGATATAATATGGCTCAATATTTTGCAGAAATAGATCAGAATAATGTGGTGTTAAGAGTTATTGTGGCGGATAAATCTTTTATAGATAGTGGTTTAGTAGGTAATCCATCTAATTGGATAGAAACTTTTATAGACGGATCGTCCAGAACGGCGGCATCAGGTGGGACATATGATTGGCAGAATGATGTGTTTATCCACTCACAACCGTTTCCATCATGGGCCCTAGATAGCAACTTTGATTGGCAACCGCCTGTACCTAAACCTGAAGAGGTGGATAAAGTGTATACATGGAATGAAGATGACCAATCTTGGGATGTATCTATTGATTCGTCTGGGTATAATTCACAACCTTCTTAATGGTCGTAAACGAATTTTACTGGTTTGACGATAATATTTCTTCTTCCGATTGTGGGAAGTTAATATCTATTGCAGAGGGCGGATTTGAACCTGCTTTTGTAAATACTAAGGCGCATGTTTCCCACGAAGAGAGAAGAAGCGGGTTAAAGGCTGAATATTCTCCTAATAACGAGGTAAGGATGAGTGATGTTTTCTTTTCTGACGAACCTTGGATATACAATATTATTGCTCCTTATATGAAACTGGCTAATGAGAACGCTGGATGGGAGTACGATATTACCGGATGTGAGTCGGTTCAAATAAGCAGATACAAAGGAGATGAATATTACCATTGGCACAAAGATGGGAACATTTGCCATATATCCAAATATGATGAGCCTGAAAATGAATTCAGGCATGGGAATGTAAGAAAGTTAAGCATGACCGTAAATTTGAATGATGATTATGAGGGCGGTAATCTTGAATTTGCTACCTTAAATTCCAGCCGTTCAAAATACGAGGTTACTGAATACACTGCTCCTAATAATGGGGTTGGTTCTGTTCTTGTTTTTCCATCCTATGTTATGCACAGGATTACTCCAGTAACTAAGGGAACACGTTATTCCTTGGTTGCGTGGTTTCTTGGACCGCCTTTAAAATAAAATGACTTCATTAAACGCCGCTACTTTGTGGGGGCCGCTTATTGTAGAGTATGAAGTAGAACCCGATTTGATAGAGTCTGCTTTATGGCAAGGAAATAAGTCAAAAGGAAAAGAAGAATTAAATGCTAGAAAAGATTTGGCTGGCGTTATAGACAGCCAATATCACTTACAAGATTATAATGAGTGGTTTTCTCCAGATTTTTCAAAGTATGTTCAAATGTATGTTGACGCTTTATCTGCTTATTCATCGAGTTCTTTTGATCATATCTCCTATGAGCCATGCAGTCTTTTGTGGAATTTAGATTCTTTGTGGATAAACTACCAGAGGAGAGGAGAATATAATCCTCCTCACGTTCATTCTGCAACAAAAGATATTTCTTTTATTCTATATCTTAGAGTTCCCTCTGAAATCTCTAAAGAGTATGAGAGTGGTGATTCTAGGAATAATCAAGGGCCGGGGGCTGTATGTTTTTCCTACGGAGAAGCGTTGCCTTTCAATATCTGTAATTATTCTAGACTCCCTTATAATGGATTGCTAATTATGTTTCCTACTTGGGTGACTCACCATGCCATTTCTTTTAATTCTGACGTTGAAAGAATTTCTGTATCTGGAAATATTTCGGTGGGGAAAAATAATTGATTATATATAATGACATCCTATCAAAGGAATTATTAGAGAGTTGTTTAGCTAAGCTAAATAGTTTAGTTACAGAAAAAGTATGGGGGAATTCTTCTTTTGTATGGGGAAAAGATATACAAGATTGCGTGGAAGGGGTTGTTACTTCTGCGAATTTTTCTACGGAAATGCACGATAAGATTAATGCTGAATTAAATCCTTATTTCTCTGATTTAGGTGGTAATTATTATGAGGATGGCGTTAAGATGGAATTGAATGAGTTGCAGTATCAATATCTTATTTGGAATAGAGGGAGCAGTATATCTACACATACAGATAAAATGTATATATTCGGGGCTACTATATACTTAAATTTTAAATGGAAACCAGAGTGGGGTGGTTTATTTGTGTGGCAGGAAGATTTAGAGGAGCCAGCTTTTGATAATAATAGGGAACTACATGCTCTATGCCCTAAACAAAACATGATGGTTATAAACAATAGAAGGGAGCCGCATTTAGTTACTCCAGTATCTCCTTATGCGACAGAACCTAGAATTACAATACAGATATGGGGCAAGCATGCTTCTATTTGCTGTGATCCTCATCCACTTCCTAGTCAGTGGTCGTCGGATAACCCAAGAAGGTTTCCATTAGGTGACCAACATTAATTGAAAATATCTATAGTTGGTGCTGGGAATGCTGGATGTTTAACTGCCCTTCATTATGCTTACTATGCTAACGGTACAGCAGAGGTTGAGTTAAAATACGATCCGACTGTTTTACCTGAGAAGGTGGGTCAGGGAACATTGTTAGATGCTCCTAAACTTTTGTGGATTGCGCTAGGTTCTGACTGGTATTCAAACTCAATAGATGCAACCCCAAAGACGGGGATATTGTACGAGGGGTGGGGAAAGGTAAATGAAAAGTTTATTCATTCTTTCCCACTAAATTCTCTAGCCCTTCATTACTCACCCAAGAAGTTGCAGGATACAATTTTATCTTCTGGATTGTTTAAGGTCACAGAAGATAGCATTGTCAATATTAAAGATGTAGATGCTGACTATGTATTTGATTGCAGGGGGAAGCCTAAGTCGTTAGACGATTACGAAGAGTTAAAAAGCCCAGTTAATGCGGCTATTCTAGGGATGAAGGATGGTGTCGATGCAGGGCAGTATTGGACTAGATCGGTTGCTACTCCAGACGGTTGGGCTTTTGTGATCCCAAATACCACAAACACAACTTCCTATGGATATATTTACAACAAGAATATATCAACCAAGGATGAAGCAACTAAAAATTTCGAGAGTATGTTTGATGTAGAGGCGAAAGATTACCTTTACTTTAGTAACTATGTTGCAAAAAATCCTGTGGTGGATGGAAGAATTATACTTAACGGCAACAGGTTATTTTTTCTTGAGCCATTAGAAGCATCGGCTATACAATCATATTCTCAGTGGGTTAAAAATACTTGTGATGTTATTTTATACCAGAAGTTTGGGTGGGATCATGCCTCTAGTCTTATCAAAGAATATATCCATGAGATAGAGAATTTTATTCTTTGGCATTATCAATTTGGGTCAAAGTATGATACTAAGTTTTGGGACTACGCTAAGTCCTTTAAGGTGGTTGATGGTAGGTTTGATGACTTTTTGTCTGCGGCTATATCTTCAAGTTGGCCCGAAGTTAGAAATATTTTTTATGACGCAAGTTCTCCGAATTCTGGGTATGGTCAATGGCTTGCTTGGAATTTTAAAAATTGGTATGAAGGAGTAACAAAATGTCAATAACTTCATGGACCGCTGCTGGTGGTGATTGGAATGACGCGCAATATCAACGTGCTTGGGATGGCCCTGCTATATCTCCTACTAAAGGAGACTTAACTTTAAGTAGTTCTGTTCCTTCTTTTGGACAAGAATTTTTTGCCTCTCCCGGTGTCGCTAATCTTGAAATAGTACAATCTTATGAGTGGGATCAGTTAACAAGTTCTTGGGTTGATTCTACTGGTGATTGGAATTCTGGGCCAACTCCCCAGATGGCTGTTGGGACAACAGTATCTGTTGATAAAGCAAACCTTACATTCACTGCTTATGCTCCAGATACAGGTATATTTTATAAATTTGTAATAACTGCTCCTACGCTTACTTTAACAGGGTATGCGCCAATTGATGGAACAGGTTTTGTAATCTCTCCTGATAATGCCTCTATTGAAATAGTTCAAACATATAGTTGGGATAACTATGGCGGGACATGGGCGGCTTCTTCTGATGATTGGGATGTTGCTCCTTTTGTTCCATCTGCTGTAGAGACTGGACAGAATCAACCAGATGCTGGTTCTTTGACGCTTACTGGATCAGTGCCTGATTTTAATCTTGCACAACTTTGGTATGTTCCTTCTGGAAGTTTAACCTTAACTGGATTTGTCCCGCTCTCGATTTCAGGACATATATTTACTCCAGATTCTGCTAATTTAACCGGGTTCGGAACAACACCGTGGAATGATGCGTCAGGAACTTGGGCCAGTAGTTCAGATACATGGGGGGCTGGCACTCTTTCTCCAAATGCTGGTGTTACTTATACATTTACTATAGATTCATCAGGTAATCTTGTGTTTACTCCTTATGAACCCGAATGGCCTTTAGTTAGTGATCCCGATTACATTGCAGAAGTGATATTGTCATGACTAAAAAGAAAGACGGAACAACAGTATGGCAGTGGTCTGAATTAGCTTATAAAGTAGACCCTGAATTGAGCGCGCCTGAAAAAGAGTATGTTTTTGACAATGGTAACAGAATTTTTTATAAGCCAAGAAAAAGGATTAATGTGAAATATGGAAATCGAAAAAAATCTTAAGTTTGTAGCTCAAGAGCATACCACGGCCAAGAATGTTGCAGAACATCTTGAAAAGAAATATCCGGGATGGTTATGGGCTGTACATGTTATGGATGGTACTGTAGTGGTCAAGTCTATGAGATTATCTGGAAATTGGGGTTTTGTTTTGCACGAAGATAAAATTGATAATGATTATCATGCTGTTACGAGAGCTGGTGGAGAAATACTGGAGAGGTATAGACAGAAGACGAGCGGCTTTAATCAGGACAGATACATGGACTTGACTATGGATCATAGAAATCAGTTAGATGGTGATTTTAGTCCGGGGACTTCTTAATGTCGTTAATCAATCCGCAACCTCCTCTTAATGTAGGTGTAGATTCTGTTCCTTTGGACGCAGATGAAACTCCTACTGAAAGCAAATGGATTAGAATTGCTCGTCAAATTTATGAGGATTCTACAGAATATCTAGATGCCAATATAAGATACCAGTGGGAAAAGAATCTTTCTCTTTTTAATAGCAATCATCCGCCGGGGTCTAAATATAATAGTTCAGCTTACGAGAAGAGGTCTAAATTTTTTAGACCAAAAACTAGAACAGCTGTAAGAAATCTTCAAGCTGCTATGACGGTTGCTTTCTTTACTAATGAAGATGTTGTTAGCATTGAACCAGCTAATCCCAATGATTCTCTTCAAGCTGCTGGCGCTGTGGTTGCTCAGTCAGTTATGCAATATCGTTTGACTAATACGATTCCTTGGTTTCAAACTATGACAGCTGCATTACAAGACGCAGCCGTTCAGGGTGTTTGTATATCCCATCAATATTGGGATTTTAGTGAAAATAAAGAGTCTTATATTGAGGTAGATGGGGCAAATAATCCCATTACTAATGAGTCAGGTGAGCCTGAAATTCATGAGCAAATTACCGCGGTTAAGGATACTCCTGTAATCGAACTTATATCTCCAGAAAATATAAGGATTGACCCAGCCTCAGATTGGGCTGATCCTATTAAATCCACTCCTTATATTGTACATCTTATCCCAATGTATCTACAGGATATTAGAGGGAAAATGGATGATGGTGAATGGTTAGAAGTAACTGATGAAGAATTATTATCCACTTCTGATGGAAATGAGACAGACAACTCCACTAGGCTTGTTCGTGATGAACCGCGAATGGACCCCAAGGAAAATGAAACAAACTCTTCGGACCTTAAAGACTTCTGGATTATTTGGGTTCATAAAAATATTGTAAAAGTGGAAGGGGTTGATTATTGTTATTACACAGCTGGGTCAGAACACATGTTAACTGATCCGGTCCCTTTGAAAGAGATGTATCCCTGGTTACGAGATGATGAGCGCCCTTATGTTATGGGATGCGTTAATTTAGAGGCTCATAAGATTTACCCATCTGGAACAGTAGAACTTACAGAAGAGCTTCAAGCTGCAGCTAACGATATATGGAATCAGAGGTTTGATAATGTAAAGTTAGCGATGAATAAGCGTTATCATATTCGAAGAGACCGTAATATTGATCTGGATGCCCTGTTTAGGTCTGTCCCCGGTGGCGCTGTTGAAATGGATGACCCTGATACAGATGTTAGGATTGTCGAAACTAGAGACGTGACTGGTTCCGCTTACGCCGAGCAGGATCGAATCAATATGGATTTCGATGAACTTCAAGGGAACTTCTCCACCTCCACTGTTCAAGGTGCTAGAAGTTTAAATGAAACTGTAGGTGGAATGAACCTTCTCGCGGGCAATAGCAGCACGATAGCTGAGTATGTTTTGAGAACTTTTTCAGAAACGTGGGTAGAGAAAACTTTAAAACAGCTTTTGCGATTAGAACAGTATTATGAAACTAATCCCATTATTCTTGCTGTCGCGGGACAAGAGGCAGGTGATTTAATGCCTCAGTTTAATACGGATGAAATGATGGATGAGCTTCTCAGACAAGATGTTTTACTGAAAGTTAATGTTGGGTTAAATGCCACTGATCCGATGAAACGAGTTCAAAATCTTTTATTTGGAATAAGTACACTTGCTCAATTTCCGGGTGTGCCGGAAAGAATAAATCTTCCAGAAATAACAAAGGAAGTATTTGGTCAGTTGGGGTTTAAAGACGGTTCTAGGTTTATTAATACAGAAGAGTCTAACCCAGAAATGGAAGCTCTTCAGAAACAGATAGAGGAACTTCAGAGTATTATTGAAACCGATCAACAGAAGACTCAGGGTAGAATACAGATTGAGCAGACCAAGTCTGAAGGAGATAAAGAAGTGGCTCAGATTAGGGCTCAGACTGATATAGAAAAAGAACTGATAGGCCAGCAGACTGATATCCGAGAAGCTGAGATAAGGCAACAGGATTCAGTTACAAAACGCGGTGAGTTACTACTTCAGAAAGAAGCGTTACTTAGCGAGATGAGTGAAAAGGATATGGAAAGAGAATTAGAATTACAGGCGTCTGGTAAATCCGGAGTTATAGAGAGGGGGAGATTTAACAAGATTCCATATGCCGAAGGATGAGTTTGGACTATTATGATCCAACAGATGTAAATGTAGACGAACTCATAAAACGAGTTCGTATTGGGCGCAGTACAGAAGAGTTAATAAGAACTCCTACTGGATCGTCACTTATAAGTAGGGCTACCCAAGATTACCGTGAGGGTCTTGAGGCGCTACAAAAAATGGCGATGCAGGAGTGGGTAGGTTCTTCAGAAGAGGAGCTTCAACAATACCGTAAAATTTCAAATAACCTCGCTACCCCGCTAAAGTTACTCCATTGGTTGGATGCGATATTAAACGATGGGGAAAATGCGGAATCAATTGCGAGATATAAGGATACGGGAGAAATATAAAGGAAAACGAAATGGCTGAAAATGATGCTACCCAACCGGATGCAGCAGAAAATGAAATAGAGCAGGGATTTAAGGATGAATCTGAGGAGGCTCAAAAAGAGTTTAATGAAGATGAACTTTCCCCCCGCGAAAAAGCGATTGAAGAACTCGTTGTTAAACGTAACGAGATTTTTGAAGAAGAGGTAAATGAAGAGTTTTCTTCTGAAGAAGTTGAAGATATTAAAGAGGAGGTTATATCCAAACCTGATCCTGTCTGGCAAGAGGGAGATGATTGGTATACGACTATAAAAGTTGATGGTGAAGATATTAAAGTACCATTTAGTGATCTTAGGTCTTCTCATCAAAAAGATAGAGCGTCTCAAAAACGCTTTGAAGAAGCTGCAGAATATGGGCGTAAAGTTCAGCATAGAGAGGCTCAACTTAATTCTTATGTTCAGAACATTCAAAAGCAGCAACAGCAGCAACAGATGCAACGTGAGCAACCGCCATCGCAAGACGCGGAACCGGAGCAAGAGCAGCCGGATGATTCTCCAGAATTAATTAAGAAGTATCATGAAGCTCTATATGAAGATGATGCGGATAAAGCCGCAGAATTGTTTAAAGCCTTGACAAATAAAGGGCGTAGCGAACCTGCTGCCACCCCGAATGTTGATCAAGCGGTACAACAGGCCCTTCAAAGGGCTATGGCGCAGCAGCATGCGCAAAATCAGAGACAAAACCAATGGGCTTATCAAAAATCACTTGAAGATGCTGTTAAGTGGTTTGACAATGAGTATCCAGATATTGCTAATACTCCTGAATTGCGCGCAGTCGCGGATAATCGAACGATTGAACTTACCCAGAGTAATCCGGATTGGTCTCCTCAACAGATTATGCAAGAAGCTGCTGAAACGACGCGACAATGGGCGAAAGAATTCCTTTCGCCAAACAAAAACGAACGGGCAGAGCGCAAGAAAAAAATTGTGCAACA